TATCTGAAATTAACTAATAATGAATACACCAATGAAAGCTGTATTGATGATTATTTGATATACTTGGCTACACATAACAATGAACGTAGAAATTGTATCATTGAACTTGATGTTATGCCTGGAGGCGTATATCAAGAACCTAAAAAAGACAGCAATGGAAATTACATTATTACCAGTGGCATGGAGGCTATCTATGTTATTATTCATGAAATAGCATGGAACGAAGCAGGGTCTTGGGTATTTAACATTAATGGTATTGAATATTCAATGGACAACATCATGTTTAATGCCAAATTATCAATGATTATGGATTAAAAATAAATACAAATGAGTAGAACTTTAACTGAAATATATAACGAATCTGTCGAAACACGTAACAAGTATTTGCAATTGACAGAATTGACCAACAATTCCAAGATGTCAATTATCAATGCGTTTACGTGGGTTACATCGGCTGCTATCTATTCTTTTGAAACATTGATGGATGTGTTTGTCACGGATATTGCGAAGGTCTTCAATAGTCGAATCAATGGTACACCTGAATATTATGCAAACGCAATGTTGAAATGGCAAGCTGGCGATGAGTTGCAAATCAGTGAAGATGGTACCTCTTTCCAGTATGCAACTATAGATGAAAGCAAGCGTTTGATTACGCATGTATCATATCAAGAGTATTACAATTCTGATTTTAAGGATAATATTCTGATTTTGAAAGTGGCTACTGGCAATGGTGACTCATTGACTCGACTGACCGATGCAGAACTAATTGCAGCTCGTGCGTATTTGAGTCAAATCAAATTTGCTGGAGTTAAATGTAATGTTGTTAGTCGTAAAGGTGATGTGTTGGTACCACGTGTCACTGTTTATTATGATGGTGCTATCAGCAAAGAAGAATTGTATGATTCTATAGATGAAGCGTTGACAAAGTTTATCGTTAATATGAAATTCGATTCTTTGATATATGCCCAAAAGGTAATAGATGCTATCCAGAGTGTTGAGCATGTAACTGATGTGTATGTTGATCCTGATGCAACAGTAGAACAAGGCATTTTTATTGCTCAATATGATGACAACGATGGTTTAGGACCTCTTACCAAGATAGAACGTAAGTGTTATACGGCAAGCGGTTATGCAAAAGAAAGTACTAAAAAAAATGAAGAAAGTACAATCCCAACATTCCGTGAAGCTATTGCAATCAAACTGGAAAGTGAAGAATGAGAAGTTATCATATAAACACTGACCGATTGGTGAACCAATTGCTCCCCCATTATTTAGGGGGACGCAAATTGGTATTATTGCTTCAAGCTTTATTGACCCCATTACAAACTTTAGCAATAAAGTGGGAACAGTGGGCAAATAACAAACGCATGGAAGCAGCTATGACTTCTCAAATAATTCTTTTTGAGAATTTTCTTAATAAAAGGTTTTCCAAGTATTTGCAGAACCCTTCAGACCGAATATTAATTTCAGACGGTGAATTACCGGGTGTACCTTTGTATTGGGAGGAACTGAATTCCAATATATCATATTTAACTCTGTATTCGGCCAGTGAACAGTCTTCCAATAATCCTACTATGTACTGGAGGGATGAAAAATTAGTATCAAGCGATGTTAGCTTTATTGTTGTATGCCCTTCAGTGAATACGCAGATTATTTCGGAAAAAGAATTGTCTGCAATGATAAGTTATTATGTCAATCGCTATAAGATTGCAGGTAAAAAATACACTATAATTTATAATTAACATATAAAATGAAAGAATTTACATCACAAACCGGTGGTCGCCACACGTATATTGATGACATTCTGAATTTACAGGACTTAGCTTTGGCTTTTGCTAGTATTTTTAATGAATGTGAGAACTTCATTATTAGTGGATGTCAAGTATCAGACACTACTATTAGTCCTGGTTATGTCTATATCAATGGGAAAATCCGATATTGTGCTGGAACAACAGGGGCAACAAAATGGCCTATGTATGTTTATGAAAGCAATCATACAGAAAAGGTTTCTTATGCGGATTCTAATGATAAAATTGGACGTAATATTTATGGCTGTACAATCGCTTCATCGGTACCAACTACCAATGATGCTTTGACAGGAGTCGCACCACAAGCGATTTCAATTGCTGAAGATGGCACCACTGTACGTTTAAAAGAAGCTTTGTTCGGTAAATATGCGTTGATGGTTGATTCTCCTTATTCATCACAAACCGTTAAGAACAATGTTGTTGTTGGAGGTGATTTAACTACCAATAAAAGCATGACCGCTAAAACTGGTATGTACTTGAAAACAGGAACAGCTATTGCGAGTGCTATATACGATACCTCTGGTAATTTGACTATCCAATCAGCATTGACAGGAAAATCTGCACTTAAAATGGTCCTTTCAGAGGCTGGTGCATTTCAATTTTACAAAGGAAACACGCTGTTGTTATCCATTGATGGTTCGGGCACTACTATCAAAGTATCTAGTAATTTCCCATCTGTAAAAGGTGGAAATATTATGGTTCAAGATAACCATATCTATAATACTGGCGTTGCATTGGATAGAGGTGCTATCAATATCAATATGTTAGGATATAATGGCGGCAAAACATATTTCCGTAACACTGTTATTGGTAATGGTAAAAATGAAGCTATTGTCACTTTCAATGGCGAACTAAAAACATCTACATATAATGGTGCTATTACAATTGCAACAGCTTTAGAATCACCGTTCACGATTAAATATTCCACTTTGGCAAAAACCGATAAAACATTGTTGAGTTATGTGGGTTGGAAAGACAAGAGCGATGAAGTAATGGCTCAACTTGGGTTTACCGATAACACCAATTATGATTATTATATTATCAATAAAATTGGTAATGTGAGAATATCCAGTGACACTTATATTGCTGGTAAGTTGTATGTGAATGGAGTTGAAGTGATGGGCACATTGGTTAGCACAACTACATTCAATGCTGCTTTGGAAAAGAAGGCAAATTCAGTAAATGTGTATTCAAAAACACAATCGGATGAAAGATATGTGAAGCTGACAGACTCTATATCTGTTTTCGTCACACAAGCTGGTGGCGGCGAAACAGGTCAAAAGGCTGTTTGTAAAGCCATTGGAGCTGCTACCGCTTCCAGTATGTCAGATGTCGTATTAAAATCACAGTTGTTTGCAGATATTGTGAGTGATGGAATGCCAGATGCAAGTGACAATACTTATGTTGCTAAATTGACAGAACGCAAACGTTCATTGTGTGAAGCAATTGGTGCGGCTTATAAGGATGATGTTGCCACTGCTGTAAAAGATACCGGATGGATTGCTATGGATGTTAAGAATTGTGGCATTGTGACTAAAATTTATGTTAGACAGGTTGGTGCGGTGGTATCTATTCAAGGTGAACTTCACACACATCATAGTGGTACCATCTTTACATTACCTAACACAGTTGATCCTCCTAAATACAAAATTGGTTATTCACATAACAAATATGGTACATGGCATTGTGTTATGGAAGGTGGCTCACGTGATTGTGTGGTTGACAAATGCAATAGTGGATGCTCAGAATATATCGGATTCCTTATTACTTATATTATATAAAATGAGAATTATCAATATTAGCAATGACATACAAAGCCAACGGGTCAATGCAATGTCACACAAAAAGCATGAAACCCAAGAAGAAAAAACGGAAAAGAAAGCTAGGAAGGCCAAAAGGTCACAGTCTAAAGCCGTTTGACCAAACTAGAATTGGCTTTTTATTGAAACATGAAGTACCAGTAGAATACAAACTGTTGATGGAGGTTACGGAGCTATTAAAACTCCGTGCCCCCTCTTCAGAACTTATAGAAGCTATCGGTTACGCATCTAACGACCCATTTTTTAGAAAAGCAAAATACTGGAGATGTTTAATAGATTATAAAAAATATGGATTACGCCCTCCAGTTTCTATTCAAACAAATGTATCTAAAGAGTTGTACTACATACGTTTAAGACTTTCTAAAATGTAATATTGACATAAAGAGCACTATCAATGTGCTCTTTTTATTTTCTCATTTACTTGTAAACGTGAAATATTTACCTTAATTTTGAAGCGCAATTGATGACCACGATCTATTTCAACCATCTTTAATATAGTAATTCATGCACAAGGTATCGCGCTTTTTTCAGCCGTTACCATGTCCAACAAAAGTCGTTACAGCTCTCTATCTATTAAAGTGTACTCAAACAGGTCTTTATAAAATAGGTGCTACTAATGGCGATGTGCGCACTAGAATCAGTAAGCTTTATTACAACAGTCAAACCAAAGAACGTACCATCCAAATCATAAAAGTTTGGGAAGGCTGTGGTTTTTGTGAGCGTTACGTGTTATCCAGTTTTGAAAAACTTAGAGTGCCACACCCATTTTATAAAAATGGACATACAGAATGGTTTAAAAGTACAATTGATGAAGCCCATATCATTCGGGCAATTGAATCTATTATTAACAGTTTAACTTAGAAGATATGAATATAATCCGACCTTCGTTTCAGATATTGGAACAAGGGCCAGGTATAGACGGTATGTACAAACATATCGAAATAGCTGGTCGCACTTGCTATAAAAGTGAAGATAAAATTACAGAAGGTTCTGCAAAAAAATTTGTAGAGCGTATGATTAACTCTGGGCATGGAGCCATGTTGGAACATGGAACTGTATATCTTAAAAATGTTATTGGTGCCTATAGAAACAGTCATTCAATGGCATTAAATCATTATTCTTTTGCACCATACTCAAAATATACAATCGTCAATGAAATTGAATATGTAACCACAAATCTTAGAGTATTGGTTGAAAATGGATGGTTAGATGACTTAAAGCTTCTTTGTGAGCCAACAGAATTTCACGAAAAACGTATCAGTGTTTTGTTTCACACTCAAATAGCAATTTCTCGTGAATACAACCGTCATCGTGTTAACTCAATCGCAGAAAGCAGTACCAGATATTGTAATTATTCCAAAGATAAATTTGGTTCAGAAATAACCATCAATTTACCCACTTGGATTGACCAAAACGAACTTGAACGAAAAGATATGAGTTTTTATGGCTTGCTAGTTAAATATCAAGAATTGGCAGACCATTGGAACTGTAGAAAAACAATTTTCCCAAAGCATTTTGAGGCACTTGATTATTGGTTGATGGCTAACTTAACAGCTGAATATTGTTATATGGGCCTAATTGAATGTGGCTGGCAAGCTCAACAAGCTAGAACAATTCTTCCTCTAGATACTAACACAGATTTGGTTCATACTGCATTTATATCAGACTGGAAACACTTCTTTGATTTGCGTGCAACAGGAACAACCGGCAAGCCACACCCAGACGCTAGCTGTTTGGCTATTCCTTTATACGAAGAATTCAAAAAACGAAATTTAATTGAATAATATGAGAAAAATGTTGATCCAAAAGAGAAATGGTCAAATTGTAGAGTTTGACTCACACAAAATTCAAGCCGCAATCAACAAAGCGTTCAAAAGTTGTGGCAAAGAGGCTGATGAACAAATAGCCAAATTTGTATGCGAAGAATTGCAGTTCCGTTCAGACGTATTTTCTGTAGAAGAAGTACAAAATATTATTGAACGACAATTGATGAAGGGTTGTCACTTTGATGTTGCCAAAGCTTTCATTCTGTATCGAGAAAAACAATATGAAAGCCGTTTGATTAAGGAACGTATTGACTATATGGACAAATATAGTTCATCTGGTACCAATGCCGCTACCGCTTCTGAAACTGATAGCAATGCTAATGTTACTATGAAGAACGTGGCAAACTTAGAAGGGGAAGTGTACAAGACTACAAACCGTAGAATCCAACGTCAACGCATGAAGGATGAACTTAATATCCTCTTTCCAGAAGTTGCAAAACAGTATGAAAAGGATTTGAATCATCATATCATTTATACACACGATGAAGCGTCAACACCTGTTTTGAAACAGTATTGTATGGCGGTTAGTTTGTACCCATTGATGACTGAAGGGGTTGGTAACATTGATGGCGTTACACCTAGTGCGCCAAACGACTTGCAATCATTCAGTGGACAGATTACCAATCTTGCTTTCCTTTTATCCTCTCAGTGTAAAGGTGCTGTAGCGTTTGGTGAATACTTTATCGCATTGAATTATTATGTGATAAAGGAATTTGGCGAAAAGTGGTATGATAAATTGGATTGTGCTAGTTCAAGTACACATTGCTTGCAATATCGTACAATCAAAGACTCTATCATGAAAGCGTTCAAACAATTCGTATGGGGTATCAATCAACCGGCAGGTAATCGTTCTTATCAGTCACCTTTTACCAACATTTCGTATTATGACAAGACTTATTTCGAGTCTTTGTTTGGAGAATTTTATTATCCTGATAATACCAAACCAGAATGGAAGGCGATTGACACCTTGCAAAGAATGTTCATGAAATGGTTTAACCAAATCCGTCTGAAGCAAGTGTTGACCTTCCCTGTTGAAACATTTGCAATGGTTCATAACGGGCAGGATATTATTGACAAAGAATACAAGGAATTGTGTGCTGAAATGTACGCAGAAGGACACAGTTTCTTTACCTATATCAGTGATAGTGCTGATAGTTTGGCTTCATGTTGCAGATTGAGAAACGAATTAGCAGAAAACACTTTCAGCCCTACTTCGGGATTGACCGGTGTAATGACTGGTAGCTGTAATGTAATCTCGTTGAATATTAATCGTATCATCCAAGACTGTGCAAAGGCTTATGGTTTTCACGGTGGTTGGCAAGAAAACACTTCATTCATTAAAGATTATTTGATTGAAATTCTTGAACGTGTTTACAAATATCACATTGCCTATAAAACTATGTTGTATGATTTGGAAGACAAGAAAATGTTTGCTGCTTCCAACGGTGGTTATATCTATATCAACAAGTTATACAGTACAGTTGGTATCAATGGACTGAATGAAGCTGCCAGATTCTTAGGGTTGGAGGTTGGCAATAATCAAGAATACATTCAATTCTTGCAATTGATTCTTGGTACCATTAAAGAACAAAACAAGATTCATTCTATCCATGATAAAAAGCGTCCATTTTTGTTCAATTCCGAGGTCGTTCCAGCTGAAGGTCTTGGGGGAAAGAATTATCAATGGGACAAAGAAGATGGCTATTGGGTGCCGGAAGATGAGAATTTGTACAATTCTTACTTCTATAATGCTCATGATAACACATCGGTTTTGGATAAGTTTATCTTACATGGTCAACAAACCTATCAATATACTGATGGTGGTTCTGCTTTGCATTGTAATTTGGAAGAACATTTGTCAAAACAGCAATATTTGCGTTTGATTGATTTTGCTATTCAAAATGGTACCAATTATTTTACCTACAATATCCCAAACAGCAAATGTGAAGATTGCGGTCATATTGTCAAAGCTCCGATAACCCAGTGCCCAAAATGCGGCAGTCCTCAAATCACCCAATATACTAGAGTTATTGGATATTTACGTCCAATTAATGCTTTTGGTGCTGACCGACAAGTTGAAGCAACCAAACGTGTATATTCTTCTAAACAAATTGATTAATATGAAATATACTGATACTCAAATTGTATTTCGTGAATTACCTGACGAAATCACATTGGCCATAAATATAAGTGGTTGCCCCTTGCAATGCGAGGGGTGCCACTCTCCTTATCTACGAGAAAACATTGGCACAATTTTAACCAAGGAGGTTTTAAAACAATTAATCACTGATAACCCAGGAATCACCGCTATATGTTTTATGGGAGGTGATGCCCAACCTATTGAAATCAATGTAATGGCCAAATGGCTTAAAAAACATTACTCTTCCTTAAATATCGGTTGGTACTCCGGCAGAAAAGAATTATCTCCTGATATTGAACTGCAAAATTTCAATTATATTAAGTTAGGACCATATATTCCAACATTGGGAGGACTTGATTCTCCACACACCAATCAGCATTTATATGAAGTAGTTATGACAAGAGAAGTGGATATAAATGATGTTCCGATTTATGGGTTTAATGACATTACTCATAAGTTACAGAAATCAATATAATATATTATACAATTTTATTATTCTGTTATTCAATGGATTACATATTAATTTAGAAAATATATTCAATTTTATTTGGTAGTTAAATTGATATGTCCTATCTTTGCAAAGGTTCATTCAAAAATCATGTTATACAGCCAGTCTCGTCTTATCGTTCAAGATGATAAGGCTGCAACCCAAGAGCTGAATTTAGCAATCGACAATTTGCAAGACGGTGATTATACCGTATTGATAATGGACGATACTAAAAACAAGTCTCTGCCGCAATTGAAGTATTTATTTGGTGTGGTATTAAAGTCAATTTCAGACCAATTGCCTACACACCCACCAGTAGATGCCCTATACAGATATTTTGAAGAGATTTATGCTCCTATCCATGTCTGTAATCTTCCAGGAGGTGAAAAGTATGAATACTTTAACCTCAAAAATGAAAAAGCAAGTGAGATGAATGAAGTGATTGAGAGTATCATTCATCATGTACGCACTGAATGGGGTATTGAGATTATATCGAAAGATAAAATCAAAATGCCAGAAGCAAAAGAACTTTGGGCTGGAGCTTATACCGACCAGTGGAATCTTCCCCTCTCAAAACTCAACAAATAATTTCATTTTAACATGGAAGAAAAGAAATTAACTCCGTTCGATCTCTTCGCGAACCATCAAGAAACCTATGAAGAGGCATGTCAGAAAAACGCTGAGGAAAGCAAGAGCTTCCAGCGAACCAAACATTTCCGTATTGAATCTGTTGGCACATACCCAGTACGTATTTTGCCAATCGCCCCAACTCAACAACCTGACGGAAGTTACAAACTTGACCGTAAGGGTTATGAATACCCTATCAAGACACAGGTTTTGCGTATTGACAATCCAAAATCCAAGGGTAAGAAAGACAAGCAATTCTTCGTTAATGTATGTCAATCTTCATACGCCGGTATTTCTGTTGACTTGATTGATACATACATTCAAGTGGCTGAAGCTAAGTATGGTGACGATGAAAAGCTCATCAAAAAGATTAAGGGTACAGGCTTTGAAGGTGGCTTGAAGTGGAACTCACAGCGTTGCATGTATATTTTCGACTACAAGAAGCGTACTGAAGGTATTCAGTTGTTGACTCTTTCATTCGCTCAATATAAAGAATTGGAAGACCGTAAGCTTGCTATTTGGAAGAAGTTGCTCGAAAAGAACAGTCAATATCCTTGTCCTATTTCTTCTATCGACAAGGCGTTCCCTGTAGAAATCACTCGTAAGGAAGAAAACGGTAAAACAAACTATACATTCAATATTGACACCATCGGTGGCGTGGATGAATTGACTCCAGAAGAATTGGAATCATTGTTACAAACCACACGTTTGCCGGAAGTCATGTATCGTTATACTCGTTTCCATTTGGAAGCTACAATTGAATTCTTGAAACAATACGATGCCAAGATGGAAATGACAGTCATGGAATCGAAGGAAATTGCCGACACCATTGAAAAAATCAAGTTGGAACTTCCTGCTGATGATAAGTCTCATTTCAGTTTTGACAAGAAAGAACGCAAGGGTGGCGAAGATGACGAAAACAACGAAGAAACAGGTGACGAATTGGATAGCTTGTGGGAACGTTGGGAAAAGTTAAATGAACGTGGCTTAGGTGACAAGACCGATGAAGGTCAAGAATTGCGTGATGACATTCGTGGTTACATTGAAGACAACGAATTGAATATCCGTGTTACTCGTGGCAAGACCAACAAGGACCTGCTTGAAGAAATTGAAGATGCACTGGAAAATGCAAAAGATACTCCAGCGGAAACCGAAGAACCATCTGATGAACCAGACCCAAAACAGCCGGAAGAAGCTGAAGAAGAAACCCCTGCTCCAGAGGACCCAGATGAAGAGGAAGAAGCTGCTCGCCCGTCACGTAGAAGAGGTGAACATAACGATGATACAAACGAACCAGCAGCTACTACTGAACGTAGAGCCGCACGCCCTGCACGCCGCAGAGCAAGATAATTTGTTGAGTTTATCACAAAAGGCACGTGATTGAAGGGTTACGTGCCTTTTAAATCCTCTATCATTATGAAAAATAAAATTCCAGTAGCTTTATTGCTGAACGATATTCACGTATCAAAAGACAACATTTCAGAGTTTCAAGCCAATTGGGATGAAGCTTTGCAAATCTGTGAAAAGTATGAGATTGCTGACATTGTAATAGGTGGTGATTTATGGCAATCTCGTTCTGGTCAGACTTTGAATACATTGATGGCAGTAAGACAAGCTATCATTAAAGCCACATCATCCGGTAAGGTAATTACCATTGCAGAAGGTAATCATTGTAAAGTTGACCAAGAATCTTTGATGGGGTATAGTCATTTGTTCAGTGAATATCCTAATGTAGAAGTAGTGGATATATATTCTGCTATAGAAATAAGCGACAATGTAATTCTTTACATCATGAGTTATTTCCCAGAGAACGGAAGTTTTGAAGAAAAATTGGCTGATATAGAAGCCAACGATTTTGACAAGAGTTGTTATAATATCCTTTATATTCATGAAGGTATTAATGGTGCTTTGTCAACTTCCAATGACAAGGAACTTTCACCTAACATATTCAAAAAATGGGATTCTGTATTGGTGGGACATTATCACAATCGCTGTAAAATCAAAAATTCCAACATTGAATATATAGGTTCTTCCAGACAACATAATTTCGGTGAAGACGAAGAAAAAGGATATACAATCGTTTATAACGATGGCAGTATTGAATTTATAAAGAATCAAGTCAATACCAGATACAAGGTGTTAGACTTAACACTTAAACAAGTTAACGCTAATCTGTTGAACCAGTTAGATGAAATCAAAGCAGACGGACGCTATAAGGTTAAAACCCGTGTGAATTGCACTTCAGCTGAAGCCAACAGTGTCAATAAGCAAGAATTGTTACAGGCTGGAGCTACAAAAGTAGAAATTGTAGCTATTGAAACAGAAATCACAGCCATTGCTAACCATGCTTTAGATAAAAAATACGATAAACATGGTATTAAGCAAGAATATACAAACTATTGCATAGAAAAAGGAATATCCAATGTCGAAATGGGGCTAGAATACCTCGATAAAATCAATTAAACCATGTGGAAATTAAACAGAATATCAGCTACCAATTTGTGTGCGTTTAAGAACTTAGACTACACAATTCCTCAGAATCATACTACTTTGATTTTCGGGAACAATATGGATAATGATTCACAAGGTTCCAATGGTTCTGGCAAATCCGCTTTGATAGAAGCAATTGCAATTGTTTTGACAGGAAGCCCACTGCGTAAGGTTAATGGTGATGAAATCATCAATGACTGTGAGAATGATGCCGTTATATCTGCAACACTTGTTAATGATGCTTTGAATGAACAAATGACCATCAATCGTCATTTGTTCCGTAAACAGCCACAATACATCCAGGTAATCAAACAAACTGGACCGTATGACACAGACAGAGAAGAAATCAGTCAAGCTTCTGTTGCTGATTATAACAAGTATATTCTTGATACAATTGGATTAACTAAAGATGAGATTTATGCTAATTTTATCTTGTCTAAACATAAGTACACTTCATTTTTGTCTAGTTCAGATCGCGAGAAGAAAGAAATCATCAATCGGTTCAGTAATGGGTTGATTGTAGATGAGTCTATTATTGCTCTTCAATCCGACATGGCTCCTATTCAAGCTTCATTGAAAGAGGCAGAGACTATCGTTGCGCAATGCAATGGACAGGTTTCAGCAATACAAAATCAAATTAATGAAGCAATCATTGAATCTACAGAAAAATCACAGAATAAGGCCAATCGTATTGCCTCTATGGAAGAAAAGATTGCAAACAAACGAGCCTATATCCGTGAACAAAGCACCCAAATTCAGACAATTAATAAACAATTAGATGAATTGGATGTGATAGATGCTGCTATTCAAGATTGTGAAGCCAGCTCAGATAGTGTGAAAAAATGTTATAGTCTCATCGCAAAAAAGTTCAATAATCTTTCTTTGAGATTGCCTAAAGATTATGCTTCCATTACAATGCAAAATCAAGAGCAATTAAAAGAACTGGAAAAGAAGAGCAAAGAATTACAGAAGGAAATAGCCCATAATGAAAAAGCCATAACTTCTGCAAAAACTACATACGACAAGTTGAATGAACGCTTTCAGAAATTCCAAAATGGTTTTGATACTAAATTCCAAAAACTATCAAAACAAATGGAAGAG